GGTGATGGCAAGGGCCAGCATATGGTCCTGAAATTCGATGCCATCCGGAGATCCGGCCATAGGGGCACATCATGTCTCAATTGGTGGATCAACTTCTGCTTGTGGGTGGCAGGCATCTTTGAGAAGCCGGAGGAGTTTCTCCACCCCCTGAAGCGGAACGGCAAGGACTTAGAGGGGAACGTGCGGTGGTGGAACGGATGTTTCGAGGGAGACGATTCCCTGTGTGCCATCAGCCCTCCCCTCGTTCCAGGCACGAGCATGGAGAAAATGTTCCTGGAGTGGTGGGACCGCCAGGGGTTCAATATGAAGCTCGTACACGTGGAGAACTCCGCCACTTTCGTTGGCGTGACCATTGCGTGCGAGGATGGTGAGCCCACCGACGACTTTGCACCTGATTTGAGACGCGCGTTCCGTAACATGGGCGTCTCTGCCTCCACCACCATGGGGAGGGCGTACCGCGGCGAAGCGACCGCTAAAGACGTGCGCGACGTGGCAGCGGCGGCTTACTTCGCCCGGGCATATGACTTTGCCGGCAGGCTACCGTCGGTGTCGCGTAAATGCCTCGAGTACGCGAGATCCATCGGGGAGTTGAGCACCGCGGACATGGTGCACCGAGCCGAGGGATCTGCGAGCGACATCTTGGAGTTGATTGACAGCCGGAACTTGGCTGTCACTGACACGGATGAGCTCGCACTCCTCAATAGGTTGGGTTTCTCTTCCACACCTGAGGAACTGGAGGTCTTCAAGGTGTACCCATGGAGGTGGGGGGAGGTGGACTTTGATGGATTCAGGTCATCCCTCCCTGCCTCGTGGCTTGCCGCCTGAGGGCGGCAGGCGTAATTAGTGTCACGTAATTAGTAGGGGGGGGCCCCGAAGATAACGCGGGGCCCCGAGATTGGTAGTGCGCACCCTCCAAGGTTACCTGTCCCTTTCCGCGCGCAGGGGTCATGTGGGGACCTGGCCCTTCGGATTTTCCGTATACCAAGGCTTATTCTTCTGCCGCTTCGGCGGTGAGAGCCTGCCGGTGCTTGGCGGAGGCACCTGAGGTGAAGGC